TGCTGTTTGCTTGCCTCAGCTGCGCGCTGCATAGATGGGGCCATAGTTGTGGGCCTGCGTGGGCCAGTGGGCAACGGGCCACGTTTGCGCTGTTTATACATGAGCGTCTCAAACTCCCACACGCAGTGGCCGTATGTGATCTCAAAGCGCTCATGCTTATCCGTGACGCCTTCCAGCTTGGCCTTCAGTCGCTCGGCTGCGTCAAGTTCGTAGCGCGCTTTAGCAGATCGAGAAGCGCTTTCTGCTCTTCTAGTCGCTGCTTCAAGTTCGGCCGCATCGCCGTCTTCTGCTCCGTCAGCATTATGCTGTTGTTGCGCTCTAGCCTTTTTATAATAATCTGAGTTTGGTCCGTACTCACGTTTTTTCCTTTCGAGTTTTATGTTCGCAGTCGAACAAATGCGATGTATTGTTGACGGTGACACCCGCAGCAATTCTGCCGTCTCAATCTGAGACATACCTTGCTCTGCGCAGTCAAGGACGTGGCGGGTGAGAGCTTCTGGGTCGTATTTCATTGGTAATCCTCCAAGGGGTCAATCTGGCCTATGCCATTACAAACTTCGCATTCTTCCATGTGGCTTCCAAAGTCGCCGTGCCAAGTTGAGCTTTGCCTGACCCACACATCCCGCTCGACTTGGCCTTCGCCGTCGCACTCAGGGCAATTGATCCAGTCCTCCATGTATTTCCTCCTTATACGTTTTTGCATTTGCCTTCGTTGTCAGTGAACCAAACATGCCCGTCATTTATAACCATGTGGCCCGCACCGATTAGAGCATCCACAGCCTGTTTGTATGTAGAGCGTGGATTTGCAGCCGAGGACACCTTGCCTATAAAGTGATCCTTCAAAGTTTCCTCAGAGATCACCCAATACGTTCTCGGCTCTGGCCACCCAACCCCTCCGGGGTTTGGTTGCCCAACGCCCTCACCGCGCAACTGCGTAAACACCTTGCGGATCAGGACTTGGTTCTTGCCCTTTATGCGTGGCTTGTTGGCCTCTTCGATCTCGCTCTCAGTAGCCTGCACAACAGTACAAGTCGTAACGCTGTCACCATCCTCATCAACGCCAAGCTCAATGACGTTTAGCTTAAACTGGAATATAACGCCCGTTTCCATGTCACGCTGTTTCGTAGCTTTTGCCGTGCGCAGGCCAGTGTTCTCGTCGTAATCAAGCTCAATCTCTGTGTCGGTCGCGGCGCGGAGGCTTGAGTGGCCACGCGCACCAGCGGCTTTATCCTTGCCGGAGTGGTGAACCACGTCCAAGTGTGCGCTTGTTATCTCGCGCAGCTTATCGCAGTTGCCAATAAACTTTGTCATATCCTCTGGCGAGTTTTCATTGCCGCCAGCCATTGATCGGCTCAACGTGTCAACGAATATGCACTTCACTTGACCATGCTTCTTTGACACCTCGCGGCACAGCTTCTCAAGCACAGCCATGTCAACCTCGCCATCAAGCAAGTTGACCGGGGCGGGCCGCACGGCCAGCTTCACATCCTTATGCTCTGGATACTTTGCCTTGAGCGCAACCACGCGATTGTGGAACGCCATGCCGCCCTCGGTTGCAAGATACAAAACAGAACCTCCAATAACCTTGTGGCCATTCCACTCCTGACCGCAGGCTATGTGCCACGCAAGGTCAAGGGCGAAGAATGACTTGCCCACATTTGACGGGCCGTAGATCACAGACATTTGCCCTTCGCCAAGCCAGCCCTTCACAAGATAGTTGCGACTGAGCTGTGGAATGGCCTCATCGGGCATAAAGATTTGATCCATGACGCTCTGCACGGTCAATGCTTTCTTCGCCGCTGCCGGGCCTTGGTTTACCCAAACGTCAGAGTAATCCCAGCCCTCCATGTCGGGCAGGATGTACTCAACGCCCAGCTCAGAGAATGCGCGCTCGCATTCCTTGCGCCCGGCATCGTCATTGTCGCCAGCAATGACAAGCTCGGCATCTGGCTTGGCTTGTTGCAGGTTGTCTATCACAGCCAAAATGTTTCCTGCATTTAAAGCAAACACGCATGGCTTGCCCGTGGCCTCATGCACAGTCGCGGCTGTTGCCCAGCCCTCTGCAACATATGCAAACTCACGAATAGGTCCGCCAATCACGCTAAAGTTGCCGATCACGGGCAGCTGGTAGGAAAACTTTTTCTTGCCGTCAGCATCAATAAACTGCGCGCCTACGCGCCTGCCCTTCACATCAATGATTGGTATGGTTAGCGTGTCGCCGTCAATCTTGGCGTTATGCAGTTTAATCTTTTTCTTCTCAAGGTATGGGTGACTGCTCATAGGGTCACGCTCCGGCCATTCAATATCAACTCTCTTTACCTCCACTGTCGGCGTATGCCCCGGCTGGGGCCAGAGAGACATATCGCGCAGCCTGTCCTTGATGGCCTTATAGTCATTGCACTTGCGGCAATGAACCATGACCTCGCCTTGAAACTCTTTAATCCAAAACCGATCCGTGCCAGCGCAGGATGGGCATGGGCCATGATACTCGCCCTGCGCAGTCTTTTTCAACTCAAGACTGCGAATGATCGTGTTGCCAAACTCCGACCAGCGAGCGGCTGGAAACTTGCTTTCTCTGTTCTGATCGGATAACATTTGCTTATCGCCTTTTCATTGTGGTGGGTTTCTTATGATATTGTGTGGCCCGGCATGTAAGTGTCGGGCCACACTTTTTTTAAATAGAGATTTTTATAACCTTTATTACATCATCTCTATTTTGCTTCGCCTTCTTCAACCTCTTAACCCTTTTAGGCTCTTCGGTATCTGAGTTGCTCAGCAACTTCTCTGCCTTAATCATATCTTTTATCAGAGCGTCTGCATCCGACTTTGATATGGGCAGTGATGCAGATGGCGACCCACTAGCTCCACTCAGTAGGTGTGTGAGCTTGTTGATTTTATACATCTGGTTTGGAGTTGCATAAAACATTTCGCTCATGATGTGATCCAAACGCAGTACATGCCATCATGCTTCCTCGTCGCCCCCTTACGCCCGCGCAATTTCAGGAGTTTGTAGAAGTACCTTTGATGGTTACTTGCCCCGAACTGGACGCAATCGCCAACGCTTACTTGATCCAATACTGCATCATATTTTGATCCAGCGCCTCCTCGGCCATTTTTGGCTCTTGGGATAGGCATGTTTTGAACGATAGTAACTTCCATTGTAGTTTCCTTTATCTGATTGATTTAAAACGGAATTTCGTCGTCAAGGCCAGCATGTGCTGCTGGCGATGGTGTCGAGACAGGCATTGCGAATGGATCATCCGCAGCTGCAACTGGCGTTGCCGTCACGCTGGACGTAAAGCCACCAGAGACCGAAGTGAACGGATCATCTGAGCCTTGCATCTCTGCAAGCTCCAAGACCTGCACAGCACGCAGCCTAAGCGACACGCCATTCAGGCTGCCTGTATTGTATGGCACAACAACCACTGCCACGTTGACCCTGCTTCCGCTGGTCAGCATAAAATCATCCGGCAACTTATTGCGCTGGGCATCAACTTGCTTTGGTGGCTGTGTCTTGTCACCGCCGTAAGCACCTTTCAGCTTGCACTTGCCGACGACTTCGCCATCGTCATTGCGTTTGTATGGAAGCATTGTTGGCTTCTCTGGCCATTTGCGCTTCGTGTCCAACGCCGCAGCGTTAGAATACGCCTCCATACAGATACGATGAAGCTCCTTTGCCTTCTCATCGGACATTACGAAGCTCATTTCGTATGCTGCGCCGTCATCAAACGCATCGCATTTCACTGACTTGTTCTCGTAAGTATCGAACTTGTAAGTGGAATTTAGACGCGGGTAACGTGCGACGACTTCTGTAATCATGTGTTGCATTTTGCAACTCCTCTCAATGTTGTGCAGCACCCCTGCACTGGGATAAGTTAAAACGCCTCTTCACTGTCCAGCCACGCTGGCAAATGAATGGTGTTTAAGTCTGGCCAATTCGTGCCGTATTCCTCTGTCTCGACTGCGTGCTTGATGTCATGCAGCGCGGCAATCATTCGGTTGTGGGCGTGGCGCAGGTACATCTCAGAAAGCTCATGGCACGCTGTGACGTGCGGCGCGTCTTTCTCAATGCAGATGAAAATAAAATTCTCAACGCGAATGCCATTTAGTTTTAGGACGTGCATATAAAACGCAGCCTGCAAATCATAGCCGAACTGACGAACAGAACGATCAAAGCCCCGTGGTGATGCGTCTTGGGTCGTTTTGATGTCCAGTACAATGCCAGCTTGGCGTAGAAGACCATCTGGACGTGTCTTTAGGTCAATGTCAATGTCGGGGTCAGTGGCGAAGAACGAAGCCTCTGCAAGCATGTCCGGGTTTGTGAGCAAATGATTTGCCATGCGGTTTTGCAGGCAGGCGTCAGCCATGTTATTTGCCAGCGTGTAATCTGCCTCGGTGAGCAATATCTTGCCAGCAGCATCGCACTCATCTTTCAGGTCGGACCACGCCTTGCCGCGCCGGGTCTCAGGTCCACGCACAATCAAGTCTTTCTCCGGCTCAAGTAGCATAGCATGTACTGCGCTGCCCAATGCGAAAGCATGGCTTTCCTTGCGCTCCGCGCCAAACAGATGCGCAATGCTTTTGTTTGCTGCGGTCTTAACTGCCGTTGAGCCAAACGCATGATGCGCGTGATACTCTTCGTTCGTCATGTCTTCTGATTTGATAATTGTCATGCTTTCCTCCGTTTCCTCATTGTTCGCATATATGTTTTGCATATGCAATATCTAATTCAGGGGGAACTTCTTTTATTTTTTAGAAGTTCTATTGTTAAGGGGGTAATGACTTCCCGAAGTTGTTACCCCCTTAACGGACAGGCTGGACATGTCCGGACTTTGTCCGTGTCTGTCCGGCCCTTCTTTCAAGCTCCTCAACAATTCCGTCGCGAAGGGCCTTTAAATGTATGTCAGATGACCCATCAATTATTGACCAAATCAGATTATTGGCCACCTTGCCATCAAGCCAAATAATAGGGGCCTCACCCCTGTATATTGTGAACCTGCTTTTGTACGAAAAATCATTAGCATCATCATGGAATGTTGCGCCTTGGTGAGAGTGAGTCCCATTAATGCTAATGGTCTCATCGTTACAATTCCCCGGCCCAATTCCAATTTTCTTGGGGTTAAGAAATATACTCATCACACCACCTCAATGAATGTCTTAGCAGCGGCAGACCATAAGATAATTGTTGGCCTTTGCTGGCCTACACGATTGAACACGTCAGCCTTCGCAATCTTGCCAGCATTAAAAAGGCGCTGGGCTGCATTGCCTGCTGTCTTGTGTTCAATCTCGAAATAATCTGCCAACTCTGCGGTGGTGTAATACCCGGCAGAAAGAATATAGCTCAGCATCTCTGCGTCTAACGCTTCATTATTTAATGTTTGCGAATTATCTATGATTACTTTTTCGCAAACTTCATTATCACGCTGCAACTTCACAGCCTGCCAAGGCGTGCCTTTGTCTGACTTGTCTTGATAGTTAGGCACAAGCACAGCCTCGATCTCGTCGCCAGGCGCAAGGTCAAAGCCCTCGGCAACGTGAACCGGGATGAAGACTTGCCCCTGTGTTTCCGTATCGCAGGCGAATGCAAAGCCGTGAGCGTGCGCGTTTGTTATGATGATTTTGTTCATTTGCTTTCCTTTAGTTTTATGCTGCGGGCAATGCCCCACAATTTCTCAAGAGGCAATAGATTTTCCTGATCCATTGCCCAGCCTTTGCCGTGGCCAAGGTCAATCTCATAAGCCTGATCTAAAAAATG